CGTCGCAGGGGCAGATCAAGGCGCTCGAAAAGCTCGGCATTTTCCCCGACGAGATCGACAACGCTGGCAAGGCAAGCCTGATTCTCGACAAGCTGAGCAAACGCCGCGACGCGGGCTTGACCACGCCTAAGCAGATACGTTTTCTCGAGGGCAAGGGCTTCCGGCGCGTCGGCACATGGCAGTTTGAAACGGCGCGCCGGATGATCGACCGCATCGCCGCCAACGGCTGGCGCGTGCCGTTTGACGTCGACCCGTACACCTATACCGAAGGAAGAATTTAATGGATATACAACATATTTTAAGTTACATACCACCGTCCGATCTCGATTATCAGGACTGGGTCAACGTCGGCATGGCGCTCAAGCTCGAAGGCTGCGGCTGCGAGGTGTGGGACGAATGGAGCCGCGCCGACAGCCGTTACCATGCCGGTGAATGTGCACGCAAGTGGAACAGCTTCAACGGCTCCGCTTCTCCCGTCACCGTCGGAACGCTCGTTCAAATGGCAAAGGACAGAGGAATGCCTGTCCATGAATCGCGCGAGCTGGGCTGGGATGATGAAATCAGCTTTGAAGGCAACGAGATCGTATCAAGCGGCGAAGGCGAGCCGCTCCGTGAGCCAGCCGATTGGAACCCTGCCCATGAGATCATCACCTATCTGGAAACGCTGTTTGAAGCAAATGAAAATGTCGGTTATGTCACCGAAACATGGGAAAAGGAAGAAGACGGCAAGATCAAGTATCTTCCGACAAAGGGCTCCTGTGACCGCACGGCAGGCGAATTGATCGAACTGCTCAACCGCTGCGGCGGTGATATTGGCGCTGTGTTCGGTGATTACAACCCCAAGGCGGGCGCATGGATCCGCATTAATCCGCTCGACGGCAAGGGGGTCAAAAACGAAAACGTAACCGATTTCCGCTTTGCACTCGTCGAATCTGACTGTATGCCCATCGAACAGCAGAACGCGCTGATTCGGGAGTTAGAGCTTCCTGTGGCGGTTCTCGTCTACAGCGGCGGCAAGTCCGTCCATGCGATTGTCAGAATCGACGCCGCAAATTATGACGAGTACCGCAAGCGCGTCGACTTCCTCTATAGTATCTGCCGTAAAAACGGGCTTGAAATTGATAAACAGAACCGTAATCCGTCACGCCTGAGCCGTATGCCGGGCGTGATGCGCGGCGGCAAAAAGCAGTACATTATCGATACAAACCTCGGGAAACATGATTTTGCGGAGTGGCGTGACTGGGTGGAGGGCATGAATGATGATTTGCCCGAGTTCGAGAATCTCGCCGATTACTTCGACAATCCGCCGCCTCTCGCGCCGCCGCTGATTGACGGCGTGCTCCGTCAGGGTCACAAGATGCTGATTGCGGGACCGCCAAAGGCAGGCAAGTCCTTCGCGCTGATCGAGCTTGCTATTGCAATCGCCGAGGGAGTGCCTTGGTTCGGATTTAACTGCGCGCAGGGCAAGGTGATGTATGTCAATCTCGAACTGGACAAGGCAAGCTGCTATCACCGGTTTATCGACGTGTACAAGGCTATGGGCGTTTCTCCCGAAAACGTGAGAAGCATAGACATATGGAACCTGCGCGGACTGTCCGTGCCGATGGACAAGCTCGCGCCTATGCTGATACGCCGGGCTTCCAAAAAGGGCTTTATCGCGGTCATCATCGACCCGATCTATAAGGTGCTCACGGGTGACGAGAACTCCGCAGAGCAAATGGCGCGGTTCTGCAATCAGTTCGACAAGGTATGCACGGAGCTTGGCTGTTCGGTGATCTACTGTCATCATCACTCAAAGGGCAGTCAGGGCGGCAAGCGCAGCATGGACCGCGCGTCAGGCTCGGGCGTATTTTCACGCGATCCCGACGCGCTGCTCGACCTCACGGAGCTTGAGGTCAGCGAAAACCTATTTATTCAGCAGGAGAACGCCGAAATCTGCCGAGTCATTCAGAATTGGATTTCCCGGTTTCATCCGATTGACGACGTATGCTCGCAGGACGACCTCTGTTCAGCAACAAGCATGCTCGAAATTGCCCGAAAATCGCTCCCTGAGCGTTCTTTCAGCCTGATGATGCAGGACGTCGACGAGACGAAAAAAGCCGTCAGAAAGCGCCGCGCATGGCGTATCGAAGGCACGCTGAGAGAGTTTGCGAGACTCAACCCGATAAATCTTTGGTACAGCTATCCGATGCACATTCTCGATACAACCGGTGTGCTCAGCGACTGTGAATTCGACGGCGACCGCAATTCTAAAAACTCGCCGTATACCAAGAATTTCGGCAAAAAGAAGTCGAAGGAGGAGAAGAAGGAGGAGCGGCTCGAAGCCCTTGAAACAGCTTTCAGCGGTGTGCAGGAGGACGGAAAAGCTGAAATAAAAGACCTTGCGGAGTACCTCGGTGTGACTGAGAAAACAGTCAGAAATCACCTGAAAGAACACGGCGGTTTTTGGATTAACGATAATCAAGTCATATACAGGGAAAAAGAAAATATCGAATAATTTTCTTTCTTTTCGAGGGAAAATACCGAATCTTTTTCTTTTCCCTTAGTGAAGAAAAAATCGAATTTATTCGAAATTTTCTCTCAGGGAAAATATCGAATAATTAATCGAAAATTTCTGAGGGAAAAAAGGTATATTATTATAAATAATATAATTTTTGTGCCTTACAGGCGGCACAAAAATATATTTACAATAATGACGCGCGAAAGGAGCGAACGAAATGAACGATAATGAATATTATCGGCTTCAAGATGAATTATCAAAATTGATACTTCCGGAACGAGTTCACCGAAAATATCCTCACAGCGGATATGCAGATGCATATAAGAGAGCGGTGCTTGACTGCAAGTCAAAATTACACGCGTTTTATAAACATCAAAACCTGCCGAATGAAGGAGCGCACCTATGACTGAATTTTTCATCCCGATGAAGCCGCCGACGGTCACGGCGCAGGAGCATCAAGTCACAATGGTGAACGGCAGACCGCATTTCTATGACCCGCCCGAAATCAAGGACGCTAAAAACAAGCTCGCGGCTCACCTGTCAAAGCACGTTCCCGATAAGCCGTATACCTCGGCAGTCAGACTGCTGACGAAGTGGTGCTTTCCGCTCACGGGCAAGCACCGCGACGGCGACTGGCGAACCTCGAAGCCCGACACCGATAACCTGCAGAAGCTGATCAAGGATGTGATGACACGTCTCGGCTACTGGAAGGATGACGCTCTTGTCTGCTCGGAGATCTGCGAAAAGTTCTGGGCGGCGACTCCGGGCATCTACATCAGAATCGAGGAGCTGGGCACAAATGGACGTCAGACAGGTCAAGTATAACATAGGCAGACAGGTGAGCTTTGACGGAAGAATTTATACCATGACCGCATGCATCATGCGGCAGGGAGATAACGGCTTTCACTTTCAGGCGGAGCTGAAGGATAACACCGCCGAAAGCTCCCTTGTCATTGCCGATTTGAAGAAAGTAGAGGTATACATGAAATGACCATAGGAGAAAGAATCCGCGAGATTAGGAGAGATCAGAATATCTCGCAGACGCAGCTAGCGCAGGCGGCAGGATTGAACCAACCGCAAGTCAGCGCGATCGAGGGCGGCAGGGTGAAGCCATCCGCAAAGACGATCGAGAAGATAGCAACGGCGCTGCATGTGCCTGTTGAGAGCATTACGAACGAACAGCCGAAGCCTGACCCGACCTTCACACCGTATCAGGTCATGCTGATTTACAAAGCGATACAGCACAGAATTGACGAAGAAATCAACCGTCTTGCGGACGGCATGCAGGTCGACAAGAGCGAGGTCCTGAGAGTATGGGAGGAACACAAGGATGATTAATTTTATTGTAGGAGTGTTTGTCGGCATGTTCTTGATAGTACTGAGAGCGGGGAGGGATGATGAATGAGCATTTTGATCAAGGGCATGGAGATGCCGAAGCACGCAGGTGTCAATGAGGACAAGGACACTGTATACAGGTGCATAGTGATAGCACATCCAGACAACTCGGCTGAGCTTGTTATCGACACAAAATTTGCATCGCCTTACGATAACGGGCACAATGTCAAACGCTGTCCTCTCGTCGCCGTCCCCACGCCGCACGGCAGGCTGATAGACGAGAATGAACTGTTAAGACATAAATACGGATTTTCACAAACGGCTCGTGTAATCATCAAAACTACTGACGCCGTCATCGAAGCGGAGGTGAGCGAGTAATGGGATATAAATATACGGTTTATGCTTCTCGTTATCCCTATAATGGGTGGTGGGAAATTGACAAAGGATTTGAAACCCTAAACGAAGCGATTGAATATGCAAAGCAATGTCAATCAAATGGGTATGTTATTATTGACATTCAAATTAGAGATTTTGAGGTGAGCGAGTAATGGCAAAGGATAAAAAACGAAAGCGTGATTATTTTAGAAAATGTGGAGTTTGCGGTAGACGATTTAATCAAAAAGATATGATCCGAGACGAATATTCAGATAACGGTTGGATATGTACCGATTGTCACAACGATGAGTATCACGATCAAGAAATAGACGATTTTTAGCAAGGAGGTGAGCGAGAATGCCTGAGAAATTAAAGCCGTGCCCGTTTTGTGGAGGCGAGGTTGAGATAATCAACGCGGAAGATTTGACAATAAACGGCAAGTGCTATGTTGTACACTGCGATAATTGCAAAAGCGAAACTTGCTTTTGGCGTAATTGTCTGTCGGAGGAGCAAACAACCACGAAATGGAACAGGAGGGCTGAAAGTGACTTGTAAAGATTGCATTCATTATGAGGTGTGTGGCTCTTTAGGAATGGAAGTTTATCGTTGGGGCAGAAAGCCAACATTGCAAATATTTCTTGATAAATTTAAGGCTGAGCATTGTACACGTTTCAAACCCAGCTTCCGATTTGTGGAGCTGCCACCGTGCAAGGAAGGTGATTCAGTTTATTCTATTTGTTTCTGTTACGGAGAAGGAGACACAATTACAGAATGGACGGTGGTAGATATTTTCCTTCTTTCAAGTAAAGAGGAAGGCAACTCGGTAGGGATCAGGCTTAAAGACGAATGCATTTTTATAAGCATTTCACCATGCGAATTAGGAAATCGGTATTTTCTAACCAAAGAAGAAGCCGAGCAGGCGTTGAAATTAAAGGAGCGTGAAAACAATGCTTAAGCCGGCACTCTTGTACACACGCGAAATTACGAGGAAGTTCACCGAACACTTGTACACCACAGATTATTACTACTATTGCGGATATTACTGCGGGAGCAGTTTGCCGAAGATCGAGGAGGAAGAAGATCTTTATCAATACGCAATCGTTGATAGTACTGATAATGTCATTGGATTTCTCAGATACAGAGTCAACGATTATAACGACACCGTGCAAGATTTCGGACTTTTCTCCTTCGACAAAGGAAACCCCATCCTTGGAATAGATGTGTTTCATAAGTTGGAGCAGCTTATAAAAAACCACCACCGTGTTGAGTGGAGAGTGGTTGGAAACAACCCTGTTAAACGCCATTATGATAAATACTGCAAGCGTCACAATGGGTACATACACCATTTTCACGAAACGACAAAGGACGAAAAAGGTAACTACATAGATAGTTACTTGTACGAAATCATTAATCGGAGGTGTTTCAATGCCGAATAATATCACACCCGAGGCGGCTATCATCGAGCTGAACCGTATCCGCACGGACAAGGGCGAGCGTCCGCCTGAGATCGATATGGCGATCAGGGCGATTAACAGGTGCTTTGTCAAGCGGAAGCCCAAACCTGAAACAAGATACTATGGCAACGGACGCTGTCCAAACTGCGATGCGGTATTCATGGACAAGTCTACACGCTTTTGCGGTAACTGCGGACAGGCTCTTGACTGGGACGGAGGTAAATCAGAGTGAGAGAGATTCTTTTCAGGGGCAAGCGCGTCGATAACGGCGAGTGGATTCAAGGAGATATTGTGCAATTTCCGGTTCATGGAGTTGTTAGAATAGTAGAGCAGGAGCCAAGCTACAAAGACGCTGAGGTGGATTCTGACACCGTCGGACAGTACACAGGCTTGACCGACAAGAACGGCAGGAAGATTTTTGAGGGGGATATCGTAAAAACCAGTCACGGCGGTTCAACCTATTACGCTAAAATAGAGTGGGACGATGGTTCTTTTTGGGT